AGCTTCTTGGGGTGTAAAAGCCTGGAAGCCAGACTTCATCGGTCACTTGTTGGGCTAATACCCAGGGGCCTTCGGGCCCCATTTCTTTTATTGCGAGGAGAGCATGGCACTGATTATCGAAGATGGCTCCCTGGTGACAGGAGCAAACTCATATATCACGGTCGATGGCTGGAAGGCTTGGATGGATGATCGAAGCATCACCCACACCAATTCAGACAGCAAGATCGAGGGCGCCATACTCCGCGCAATGGATTACTTTGAGTCGCTTCATTTCAAGGGATTGAAGCACACCGAAACGCAAGCTCTGCAATGGCCACGGGATCGAGTATTTATTGACAGCTATGACGTCGACTCCGACGAGATCCCAAAAGAGGTCAAGAATGCGATGTATGAGCTGACCAAAATTGAGCTGGACGGTGATCTCCCTTTAAATGCCCAGGAGCGCCAGACCGAGTCTGAGCAGATCGGCGACATCAAAGTCGTATACAGCAACACGGCCATGATGAGGAAACGCACTCCCGCATTTAACTTTGCGGTGCGAAAACTTATCCATGGTGTCAACTTCGTGTCACGATCATGAGTTTTAATTACGCTCCATTAGCCACTACGGCTACCAACTTGCTCACTAAGTTCGGCCAGGAGCTGACGTTCACTCGGACGTCAAAAGGATCGTATGACCCAGGGACAGGAACGACGACGGATACCACATCCACGTTCACCAAAAATGGCGTTTTGTTTGACTATCGCGATGCTGACATTGGCGATCAAACTGTATTGGCTGGAGACAGGAGGCTCGTCTCTGAGGCCCATACTTATGAGGTCGGAGACACAGTCGCGATTGGTTCAGACACTTATCGCGTAATTGCGATCAGCACCAATCAGCCAGGAGATACGGCCCTGGTCAGCGAGCTGCAGATCCGAAAATGAGCAAGACATTCACAGGTGCGATCAAGGACTTTGCCGAGCTGCCTGAGAAGGTAGTCCGAGGGACGCTCATCGGCATGGGCTCCAAGATCATTAAGCGATCACCAGTGGATACAGGTCGATTCCGTAACAACTGGCAATTCAGCATTGACGCGCCAGCAACAGGCAAAGATCCAGGCGGCTCAAATGAGCTGACACTCGTAAACACGGCCAATAAGATGGTGCCAGGTAACACGTTTTACATGACCAACAATCTGCCATATGCGGAGCGCTTGGAGTATGGCTGGTCAGGACAGGCGCCCCAGGGCGTAGTCCGCGTGACACTTGGTGAATATTCCCAGTTTATCGAAATGGCGGCCAAAAAATGACGGTATTTAACGACATCCAGGCAGCGCTCGATACTCAACTGGCTACGATTACAGGTACGCCTATCGCGTTCCCAAACATCCCATACACACCGCAAGCTGGGACAACCTACTTGCGAGCAGCATTCCTACCAGCTGACACGCTTCAGGCATCCCTGGGCGGTTCTGGCAAGGATGAGACCAATGGTATTTACCAGGTCGACGTCGTAGCACCTCGGGGCTCAGGGAGACCGTCAGAGGTAGACACAGTGGCAGATACGTTCAAGCGAGGTACTGTTTTGACGTATAATAGCCAGAGCTTGCGAGTCCGATCAGTATCGATGGGGCCCGCTATTTTGGACGAGGAGTGGTATTTCATACCCGTCTCGATTGACTTCCAGACATATACTGAGGCCAGAACATGACATTCGCTAACGGTGCACAGCACAGCCTACACTATATTGCGGAGACTACGTATGGCACCACGCCGTCGACTCCCGCATTTTCCCCACTTCCACACACAGGGACCACACTCAACGTGTCCAAGGACGCGGTCGAGAGCGAGAAGCTGAGAGGCGATCGCATGGTCGAGGATTTCCGTCACGGCAACAAAACCGTAGGCGGTGAGATCAGCTGTGAGCTGGAGTATGAATCATTCGACGATCTGATCGAGGCGGCCCTATGCGGCACCTGGGCGACAGACGTCCTCAAGGCAGGTACAACTCGCCGATCGTTCTCGATTCAGCGTAAGTTTGGCGACCTGGCCACACCTGAGTTCCACACGTACAAGGGTTGCGAGATCAACTCAATGGCGCTGTCGGTATCTCCCAACGCGATGGTTGGATGCACGTTCGGCGTCGTGGGTAAGGATCTGGCATTGGCCACATCAGCGATCACTGGCTCCACGTTCGGAGCTGACGCTGGCATGGTGCCATTCGATTCCTTCACAGGCTCAATCAGTGAAGGCGGTACGTCAATCGCAACCGTCACATCTGTCGAGTTCACCCTGGAGAACGGTATCGAGCCATTGTTCTCGGTAGGCAGCCAGACCACCAATCGCCCATCAATCGGTCGATCTCGAGTGACTGGTACGCTCACCACGTACTTTGCGAGCAAAACTCTATACGAGAAGTTCTTGAACGAGACCACATCGAGCATCACGCTGACGCTGACCGACTTGGACGGCAACAGCTACGAGTTCGATTTCTCGAATGTGAAGTATAACAGCGGCCAGCCTGACGTATCGGGTGAGGGTGCGGTGACTATTGCGATGGACTTTGTGGCGCTGTACGACAGCACAGACGATTCACAGATCAAAATCACTCGCACTGACGCCTAATGGACTTTGCACAATTAGCCACAGCCCAGGCTCACGCCCAGGGTGCTGAGTGCAATATCAAGAACCCACTCAACGGAGAGGCCACAGACGTGTTTATCACGATCATGGGTGCCGACTCCCGCGAGTGGCGTTCCGCCAAGAAGTCACAGACGTCTCAGATACTGAAGGCGAAAAGCCAGGGCAAAGAAGACAGCCTTGATTTTGACAAGATGGATGTCGATGCTCTGGTCTCTGTCACCCTAGATTGGCGCGGTATTGTTAAGGATGGTGAGGAGTATGAGTTCAACAAGAAGAACGCCCGCGATCTTTACCAGGACGCTCCTGGTGTAGTCACACAGCTTCTCGAGTTCCTGGGTAATGGCGAAAATTTTATAAGCGGCTGACCGACGAGTTCGTGGCGTTTGGTCGGTGGTGTATGTGGATACATAGCATCCCTGATGGCTCTGACATCAGCCGATTTGAAACGCTGAAGCAGGTCGAGAAAACGACGGGCGTCACGCCGCCAGATCTCCTATCAGCACCAAAACTAAGCGCAGATCATGACGACGCTTGGAAGGCGTACACGTCGATGCCGACTCATTCATATGCGGAAATTGCAGCATATGAACAGCTCACGGGTGTAAAATTGGACCCCTGGGAAGTCAGCGCGATCATGTCGCTGAGTAAATATCGAGGAGCGCCGCCCGTATGGCCACTGAAGTCGGATCACTAACGCTAAAAGTCGACACGACAGGTGTCAAAAAAGGCAAGGCGGACCTGGATAAGTTCAGCCAATCAGCCGCTGCTGTCGAGGAAGCAATCGAGGACGTCGAGGAGGCGGCACGAAGCGCCGCTCCTCCATTAGCGCAACTGCCCGAGTTAGCAAACGACGCCATTCCTAAAGGGCTACCAGAGGCCGCAAACGATAGCAGCAACCGACTAGGCGATATGGGCCGCAAAGCGGGCATGGCTGGCGTTCAGTTTGAACAGCTGGCTGGTCAGATTGCTGCTGGCCAGAATCCCATGAGAGCGCTTGGTGTCCAGGCCGCTGACTTAGGTTTCGTTCTTGGTGCGCCCCTGCTTGGTGCAGTGGTCGGTATTGGTGCAGCAGTTGCCAGCGTACTGATTCCCGCGATGATGGGAGCCGAGAAATCAGCTGAAGATCTTGAGGAGTCTCTTACTGATATCGGCAAAATCATGTCCGAGGATGCAGCCACTGGCGCGATGAAGCTCAGTGACTCATTCCTGAGACTAGCAAAAACCAGTCGCAACCTGGCAGAGATCGAGCTTCGAGTGAAGTATGTCGAGGCCATACAAAATGCGACAGCCGCTCAACAGCTAATGATCGACAGCCTGGATGAGTTAAGTGTCACACACCTCACAGCGGGCCAGATGGCGAAGGGTAACGAGACCCGCCTGAAAGCATATGCCGAGGAAATGGGCATATCCACGAAACAAGCCAACGATCTACGTCTTGCAATCGACTCGATGGCGGCTGGCAANGAGGGCGCCGCTGAGTCTGTCACGTCAATGATCAATGAGCTATTGCAGGTCGACGGCGTCACTGACAAGTTCGCTCAGATGGCTCTGCCTGTACTTCAGGCGGCGATGACAATGAAAACCGCCGAGGAGCAAGCCGAATTCCTATCAGAGGCCCTGGCGGATATACCAGGCGCCATCCAGGAGGCATCAGAATCAAGCTCAGACTACGCAAACTCCGCCCAGGGCATGATTGCCGCCATGGAGGAGGAAGCGGCCACAGCGGGCCTCACAGGCCGCGCTCTCGCTATTCTCTCGGTAGTCAGACAGGCTGAAGCTGAGGGGCTAGCTCCTGAGAAGATTGCCGCCCTGGCTCAACGAGCTGGCGCTCTATATGACGAAGCCCAGGCTGCAGAGGCTGCTACAGCGGCGATCGAAGAGAAAGCCAAAGCCGAGGCAAAGGACGAGAGTAAAAAGGCGGCGGAAGCGACCAAGCTACTTGAGCAGATCATGGCCCTCAACGATACTGAGCTGGAGGCATTGGAAAGAAAGGAGACCAGACAGCTTGAAATACTCAAGGAAAGACTCGAGGCTGGCAAGCTCGCAGAGGAAGAATACCAGGCTGCAGTCACTGAGATCGCGGAACACGGGGCTGAGCGCCGTGCTGAAATCGCAGCGAAGGAAGCGGCTGATCGAGGCCAGGGATCACTCGAGCTGACTGACGCCCTGATCAATATGGAGAATCTCCTATTCGATCATAAGGACAAGAAGTCGAAGGCGGCACTACGCATTGGCGTCAATCTGGCGAACGCCGAGAAGCGCGAGAACGCCAAGAAAATCATGTCGGACGCATATACCGCCGCGATGTCCGCATACAAGTCCCTGGCTGGCATACCCTTTATCGGGCCCGCATTGGGCGCTGCTGCTGCGGCGGCTATCCTGGCCACTGGGGCACAGTACGCGACACAATCGCTCGCAGGACGCGCTCTAGGCGGTCAGGTACGCCCTGGAGAGTCTTATATAGTTGGTGAGCGCGGTCCTGAGATGCTAACGATGGGCAACATGGGAGGATCAATCACACCAAACGAGGCCATGAGAAGTCAGACAGAGCAGACGATCAACAAAACAGCGAATGTCTCGTTCAACATACAAGCAAACGACACCCAGGGATTCGATGAGCTACTCGTTCAGCGTCGAGGTTTAATCATCAGCGTCATCAATGAGGCCCTAAATGACCAAGGGAGGGCATCACTGGCATGAGCTACCCAACAGATCCAGAATTCTCACAAGTAACAGTCACATCGAGAGACTCAGTGGTTCGTTCTCAGGCACGTAATGGCCGAACCCAGGTCAGATCATTAGGCGCCCAAAGATGGTCGCTTACAGGGCGTTATAACGATCTTAAAAGATCAGAATTTGCACCTGTCTTTGCTTTTGTTATGGACCAAGAAAGTGGTGTCGAGGACTTCACTATTGTTCCGCCTGTTATTAGCTCAACCAGCGGAACCAGAAGCGGAACAGTCCAAACAAATGGAGCGCATAGTATCGGCGACAAGACGATCACCATTGATGGCGGATCAGGCTCATTCAAGGCGGGCGACTTTATTAAGTTTGCTAGTCACGACAAGGTTTATATGGTGACTGCTGATCTGACGGGCGCTGGCACTTTAAACATACAGCCAGCTTTAGTCGCGGCAGTCGCAGATGATAATCAAATCACTTACAACAATGTCCCCTTTAAGGTTCGACTCGAAAATGAAGTCCAGCAGTGGGCGCTCTCAGGTTATGATAGATACAACTTCGAGATTGATTTTGTTGAGGTGCTCTGATGCCACGCGGCCTAAATTCGACCCTAATTACAGAGCTAGAAAAAGACAGCTTTCGGCTATGCAGCCTAGTTTTTATCGACGTCGGCAGCGGCGTCAGATTGACAGACTATGGCCATGACATCACGTATGACTCGAATACTTATCTGTCGAGTGAGCATTTATTAAAGATAGGTGAGCCAAAAGAGTCTCGCGAGTTGCGCGTGAATACTATGTCGCTCCTATTGTCTGGAGTAGAGCAGACCTATATCTCGTTGTTTCTTGGCAATGATTACGTCAATAGGCAGCTTTTGATCTATAGAGCAGGTATCTCGTCAGCGGGAGCTGTAATAGGCGAGCCGTTTTTAGCGTTTGATGGCCGATTGACGCGATTTGAGATTACCGAAGGCCGCAATCTATCAGAGGTGACCGTCGAGGCCGCAAGTCACTGGGCAGATTTCGACAAGAAGTCAGGGCGCTTGACTAACAACAACTCGCAACAGCAGTTTTTTCCAGACGACATCGGCTTTCA